ACTAGACAGGGTTGAGGAAAAAGAATTTGCCTTTACTTCCAGGTCGCGTGGGCCATAGATGTTGTTTCTCTTCTTCTGAACGAGCCTTGTGGCTCTGCACTAGTGATGCGAGTTCGAGAAAAGTAGGAAATACTTTAGTTTGGAGGTTGATAGGTTCGGAAGCGAATTGTCCTTGAGTGATTCGTTTGAGATCATCTCTAGTAAGTCGTGGTTCTAAACCTTTTTCATGAACTATCTTATTCCATATGTATTCACACAGTCTGTGGAACTGTTCGTGAATTCCTGCATTAGCATAAGCTAGGCCAAGAGCGGCGCCAGCAGTCTGCTCCCATGTTCGTGGGTTGCGTGGAAAGAATAAGTGTCGTAATAGATCTTCCTTAGTGCGGAAAGGTAGTCCGTGCTTGTCTTCGTAGCTAAGCATTGTTGCTTTGAGTAGTGAAGGTAGAGCTCGAGACTTTTCGATGCTGAGGGTGTGTCCGAAGTAGTGTTTTGCACATGTTCCGAATACAGCAAGGAAAGTTTTTCCGTATATTTGCATGAGCCAAAGCATGAATCGCACGAATGCGTCATCGCCTTGAAACTTTGCATAGAAGTCTGGTGAGAATATGTTGATCGTCATTGCTGATGCACAAGTCGTAGTGACTATAGCATTGCCAAAAGAGTCAGTGAGCTGAGTGCCTTGATAGCCTGAGCCGTAGCCTGAGTAGTTCCAGGTTGCGAGTCTTCCATCGGGCATGAGATGTGGTGTGATTTGAGTACATTTCCACGTCCAGTTCCAGAGTCTTTCGATTTCTTGAGGATCGGGTCTTCCGTCGGGATAGATAGACGTCGGTTCGTAACGTGTGAAATCGAAATAAGATCGCCAGATCTTGTGTATTTCGGTTTGTAGTTCGAACGAAAAGCGTTTGTCCCATCCTGACCAGTCGATACATAGAATACCATGTTCATTACCTAGTTCAGAAAGTTCCAATTCAACTTTTCTCCATCCTCCTCGGATGATTTCGCGTCCCCACATCATGAAACCTGACTCAGTATTGAGATAGGTAGCTTGAAGTGGCCAAAGAAACATGTTCTCGGCGAAGAGTAGAAGTTTGGGAGCGCCAAAGACAATTCGTATTTTGTCTTCTGCGTCTTCTTCAACTACAGTCGTCTTAATGTGAACTGTGTTCCAAAAGTATGGCGTAGGGGTTCCGTCTTCAGACCAGAATTTGGGATTCAGGTGTTTAATCTCGTGGATGAGTTTTCGATTCCGGACAAATATTTCATTGTACAGGTTGTGGAAGCTGGGTCGAGGTTCTTTAACTAAGCCAAGACTGTGTTTGATCTTGAGGTAGTCAGATACAGAGATAGATTCTCGGATCTTGAATGACCATTTGCTTTCGACAGCTTCTTGAAGTTTCGGGCTTTCTGATTCACCATCTATATTGCGATAAGTTGGTTTGAATCGATAGCCTTCAATGTTCCAAGGGGCTTCTGCGTTTGGTGGCAGATTCCAAGGGTAATACCTTAGGTCGGGGAAACAGACAGGGTGGAGTTTGCGGTTGGGCATTCCATTTTCCTTAGTCCATTTGATTCCATTTTCGAAGTGTTCATCTCGAATGATGAAGTGTTGCGGAGTCTCAAATTTGTCGAATGAGCCTTGAACGAGTTCAGGGGTTTCTTTCGGTCGGCGAGCTGAGAGAACGAGAGTGATTGTGTCTTTGTCGAAGAATTTGACAGCGCGATTGGTGAGCCAATCAGTGTTGAAGGATTCCAGAGCAGACAGGTCACGTTCAGTCTTCTTGTACATCTTTCGATGTAATTTCCAAGAGGGCTTGCTTGTGTATGAGATGTTGCGAAGCATATTGATAAGAGTACGTAGCAATCGTTGTCGGAGACTGTTTG